AAGCAGCGTCGAATACACACCACATGCACCATTCCACGGTTCAGTACGCTCTTCGTACTTCATACCGAGGACTTCAAGACCCTTAACAAACGTATCCACCCAATCTTTACGGCTATTAATATCCGCGTCAACAAGGTCGATCAATTCACCAGAGAGTTTATCCAACTCCCCTTCGTCCATATCTTCAGCTAAATTTGCATCAAACGCTGGTGGTTCTGGAGCCTCATCAGCCTCATCCTCTTCACCCTCAAGAATAATTTCAATAGCGGGTTCTTCTGAATCAGGTACCTCAGGTTGCAAGGCACTAGCAATTCCTTGTTCTACGTTAAAGGGAACCATCGCCTTATCCATATTGGTAGCCATTATTTTACCTTCAGTGTTGCGCGGTTATTCGCAGGGTTGTACTTAAAAGCTTTAGGTGGGCGTTTCTGTTTTGTAGCCGACCTATCTATAGCGCGTTCTTCCGCCGTCATCGCGTCCCTAAGTTTACCTGCGGGGGTTAGCTCACCTTTATCATCTACATGCCCACGCTTTTGCAAGATACCCATTGCTGTATCTTTAGAGCCTACTTGAGCTGCTAATCTATCAATCAACTGCCCCTTACCCATAAACTTTTGCGTAGTCATGTTATTCCTCAATAGTAAGCTTCTCTACGGTGGCTTTTAAAATACTGTACTTCATCTGGCATATCAGTTGGGAGTGTAATAAACCCACCTTGCCTAAACCGTGCAAGCGCCATGCTAGTTACGTCTACCATGTCATCATGACTACCATATGGAAACGCCATGCACTGTTCAATCAATTCCTCTGCCCAGCGTCGCCCCTCAGGGTACCAGACCATACCACTCCGTAGAATATCAGCTACTGCGTTCAAACGGGCGATTTTATCACCTGTGCTTTTAGACGGCGTGAACTCCTGTACTGGAATTCCCATGCGCCTAAGCTCTTGATACAACTGCGTGCCCGCTGACTTCTTTTCAACAATTAACGCGTCGGGTTCCCACTCTTTATACTCCCGCATCGTTAAGTCTTTAAGTTCAGGAAATTCGACACGTACGTTGATGACATTCAGCAGTATCAGGTGTGAGGCACCTCCCGTAAGCCGGTCATCACTAAACACACCCCACGTAGCTAGCGCAGTAAAGTCGGCCCGGTTATGCGCTTCCGCCGCAGCATCTAGCGTCATAATCACATACTCACACCGTGGCGGGTCTTCCGCTGTCCAAGGCTGCCACCATTCCCGCTTAACAATCGCTGCCTCTTCAGCAGTCGGCGTCTGCATGTACTGCGCGTTCCACTGGTACGCGGGCATGGAAGCTTTTGTACGCTCTAACGCGGTAAGATCAAACTTCTCAGGCCACAGCGCTTTATCACCTGAAGCTGTATCTAGGATAGCTGGGAACTCAAATACCTCGTACTGGTCAGCTTTCTCGTTCGTACCGCCGTCCTTAACCAAGTGGCCTATGAGGTCATCCTGATGCCATCTTGTATGCACAATAGCCACCCTACCACCTGACATAAGCCGGGTGCGGGCACCTGTGGTGAACCACTGGTAAGTTTTCTCTAGAGAGTCGAAATTGCCGTTTAAAAGATCTTGCTCGCTATGTGGATCATCAACGAGCAACAAATCAGCGCCACGACCAGCAATGCTAGCACCAACACCACAGCTAAAATACTCACCCCCGCTATTGGTACTCCATCGTCCTGCGCTTTTGGAGTCTTGGGCAAGTGTGACATTGGGGAATACGTCCTTATATGCTTGTGAATTGACGATATTTCGTACTTTTCGACCAAAATCCACGGCCAAATCACCAGTATGCGATGCCATAAGCACCTTTTTATCTGGAAATTTGCCTAAGAACCAAGCCGGAAATAACGTAGAAATAAGGTGGGATTTGCCATGCCGAGGGGGTATAGACACCGCAACACGGTCTTTTTGGCCATATGCAATCTCTGTTAACAGTTCAGCAAGCTTTCTATGGTGCGTTGCTACTATATACTGGGAGTCTATGTGCTTACAGAACTCAATAAGGTTCATTTCACATAGCTTTGCGTGCTTTCTACGCTCTAATTCCTCTACAACAGCAAGAATTTGCGTCTGCTCAGGTAGAGAGAAGCTACTTAAGTTGTCATACAGCGTTCTAATGTCTTCTGTAGACAAATTGCCGACATTTAGCATGTATTAGATGCCGTCTAGGGCATTCTTAAGGTTAATTGGAGTCTTCGGTAGCTCTATTACAGGCATAAACACCGCATCCTGTACATCACTAGACGCCATAAGCTTCTTTAGCTTGGACTTAAGCACGTCTTCAAGCTCACTGGTAGACCTATTAGTCACCGTTACTTCTGTACGCTCAGTAAACAACCCTACATCACTGATTTTACCCAGCAACTCTAGTGCTTTCATACGGATACGCGCGTCCATATTGTCTGATTCAACAATCAGCTTATTGGTTACGTAGTGACGTAGGCTTTTAGCTTCATGCACTACCTCCATATCATACTCTTGCAAGATGCTACGAACAAAATAAGCACCTCCCGGGGTACTCATAGCGGTATTTACCACGCCTACTGGCGGTTCTTGCCCCTTAGCTAATGCACTCAGGATAACCTTCGCAGACTCCTTGGAGTCTTTTAACGACGCATCATCCCTAATATACCCTTCTTTTTCAAGAAGTTGTGCGGCGTTACATGCAGCGATAGCCTTTGCACGCACATCCTTATACGGCTTTGATGCACCTGTTGGGATGGGGATATATTCTTCTACATCACAGTTAATCATGATTGAATCTCGGCGTGTTTCCAGTTGTGCTGGGGGTCGGCGCAGTCTAACAGTGAAATATTTATACCGCAAGAGCGTTGTTTAGCTACTCCTACCGGGGGGTCTTCCTATATTGAGGGGGTGGTGGGGTCTAGTTGTTGGGCTTTTAAGAGGGGGTGGGGGTGGATTAATTTGTGCTGTTAAGTCTCCTAGCAATTCAGTGACTGCGTTTTTTGAGCTGTCTTAAAGTGTGCAGATTACAGACCAAAGGTCGGCGGCGGAGTCTCAAGCCTATATTGGGGGGTGGGGATAGGGTGGGATGTTATACACTGCATAACGTGTTTTCATTCTCCCGTGCTATAGTCCTATCACTCACTACGTTGTGTAGTGAGACAACGCCTTGAAAGGCACACCATGTCCAATTTCAATTTGAACCCCATCGCCACCGCATGCGGCGCCCAGAGCGCAGTGTTTGCAGACGCGGCGTCTGCCGAACACCAGGCCCGTGACAGGTGGGCAAAGGCTGCAAAAGTGGCGGTCAAGGCGGGCGTCAAGCTTGTCATGCTGACCAAGGGGACTGAGAAGGCCCCAAACCCTTACTACGATGCGCAGGTAGTGGAGGTGATTCGTACCGCCATCGTAGCTGGCGTTTCAGCCAGCAAAAGAGGCATGAAGTTTTCTACAGCGCTTCCCGGCGCCAGCGGTGCCGAGGTCATCAGTGGGAAGATGCACTCGTGGACAGTGGCTGATTTGCTCAGCCTGACACGGGATCAACTCCGCGATATTGAAGACGACGTTTTGAAAACGCAACGCAGGACGTTCATGCAGTTGATCGACGGTCCAATGATGGCCCGACTGCGAGGGCACATCGACAAACTAGAGAACCCGGACAAAGCTCGGAATGCGCGCACGGAGAAGACAGCAGAGAAGACGGCGGCGGCGCCCGACGGCCCGTTGTTGGATCGTATGACCGCCATGTTGCAAGAATTCAACGCCAGCGTTTTGGCGTTGAAAGACGCAAACGGCAAAACGCTGGTCGGGGTGATTCAAGCGCAAGAGGCAGGACTTGAATTGCTAGCCCGGATCGGTCAACTTAAGTAATCAAATGGGGGGCTGATTAGCCCCCCACTATGGGAGAATGATAGTGTACTGCAACATGAGTGAAGCGTTGGAATTGTGGCGGCAGGCAACTAAGCCTGATGTTGGTGGGGAATACAGCATTCACGATGCGTTCGTCGTAAAGTTAGACGACGACGCATATAAGCTTGCGTCCGATGTTAGACGCATATTCAAGAATCGAGCCCAATGCTGGGGGTCCGGAGTGATCGTGTTTGGCAAAGGGGCTAAATGTACTGCCCGATACTACCTCAACGAACGCTACCTAAATGGGGATGTTGACGTTCGGTTCGAACCCGAACGGAAAGGAAATGGATACTATATCCAAATGTGCTAACAAAGCACCGCAAGTCGAAACCCCGCTTAAGCGGGGCTTTTTTTCGTCCCGAAATTTGTTAGTCAGCCGGTCGGGGACCGGATGTCAAAGCAG